TTTTTGTGTTTGAACTTCTATTTAGGAGTCATTTATGCCATTAAGTCGCGAACAATTGTTGGAGGCAGTTGAGGCTTTTAATAAAACAGGCAGCGAAACAAAAGCCGCAGAACTGTTAGGCATTAAAAGAGCTTGTTTACAAGGCAGATTGAAAGCAGCAAGATTAGCAAATTTAATTGCAGCCCAACCTGCTGAAACACAACTCCCACCTGAAGTAGCTTTAAAAGATAAAATAAGAACCCTAGAAGCACAAATAGCTTCATTTAATCGTGACGTATTAAGTGAGAATTATGTTAAGACTAAAATCCTTAAAATGTCAGAAAAGAAGCCTTCACCACCTAGCTGGTTATTAAAACCAGGATCAAGTAAGTCAGCGCCAGGCGTTCCTACATTATTTGCATCAGATTGGCATTGGGGGGAAAACGTAGACCCTAATCAAGTTAATAATGTCAATTCTTACAATATGAAAATAGCCCATAAACGCGCTAAAAAAATGATTGAAGTAGCTATTGACTTATTAAACAATCACATGGTTAATCCAAAGTATCCAGGCATTGTATTCGCTTTAGGCGGTGATATGGTGTCAGGCGATATACATGAGGAACTTATGGCTACCAATGACGCAGAAATTATGCCTGTGGTTATAGACCTATTTGGTGTGCTAATTTGGTGCATAGAAACCCTTGCTGATCGTTTTGGCAAGGTATTTGTGCCATGCGTAGGCGGTAATCATGGTAGAAATACCCATAAAATACGAAATAAAGGTAGAAACTTTACATCTTTTGATTGGCTAACCTATCAATTCCTAGCTAAACATTTTGAATCTGATAGCCGAGTATCGTTTCATATTCCTGATGGCCCTGACGCGTTATACGCGATTTATAATCATAAGTATCTATTGACTCATGGCGATCAATTTCGTGGCGGTGACGGCGTTATTGGAGCTTTAGGGCCTATTATTAGAGGTGACCATAAGAAACGGTCTAGAAACGCCCAAATTGATATGGAATATGACACTATGATAATTGGTCATTTTCATCAATTAATACAATTAGAACGACTTATTGTAAATGGATCGCTAAAAGGGTATTGTGAGTATGCCTACAGCAACAATTTTGGCTTTGAACCCCCTAGACAAGCTTTATGGATAACGCACCCTCATCATGGCATTACTTTCTCAATGCCTGTTAATGTGGATGTATCTTTTGAAAACTCTGATAAGTCAGAATGGGTAAGCTGGAAAGGTTAATATTAACTAACTAGGGGAATTTATTATGTCGCTGCTCACCCCTGAATATTTAGCTAAACTTTATACTACGTTTGCTAAATTGCCACCATTTGATAAATATGCTTTGCCAAGTGCAAGTGCTATTGAATGGAAAGTAATTAAAGATAAAAAGGCTTGTGGATATTTTTATGCAGACCCACTAAAGATAGAAATATCTAAAAATTATTGCAATAAGTTTAGAATATTATCTGAAACTATATTGCATGAAATGATCCATTTAGTTTTATATCATTGCAAAAGATATGAAAATTATGATGAACATAAACTTGAATTTTATAAACTAGCGGTAGAAGTATGCAAAGTATATGGGTTTGAAATAAGAAAACTTTAATGGAGGAAGTTATGGAAGTAAATCAAATATTACAAGACAGAGAAAAAACTCATGGTGATTTTGAAATGAAATCTATGTGGATTCAAGAAATCATGGAAAATATCACAGGATTATATTCTTGGGAAGATATGTCAGCGGATCAAAGAGAAGCAATCCATATGATTTTAGTTAAGTTAAGCAGAATTTTATATGGTAATTCAAACCATGCAGATCATTGGGATGATATTGCTGGATATGCCCAATTAGTATCTGAACGTCTAAAAAATAAATAATATGACACATCAGCTTTTATTGACTGATATTGACATATCTAAAGCCAAACAAGAAATAGAAAACAAATTATATCTTTGGTCGCTTCATACCGAAAGGCAATCAAGCCCTTTATCAGCCCACCAACAAACAGAAACTATTTATTTACAAGGCCCACTTCAATTTACTTATGACGCATTTATAAATTCATTAGACTCATTTAAATATATTGAAGCAGATTTATTGCCTCATTGTATGGATTTGGTAAATCAAGTTATTAAATATTTAAAGCCTAAAGAAATAGGTAGAGTTGTTATAGTTAATTTAAAAGCTAATGGAAAAGTAAATAAACATATAGATCAAGGTAAATATCCTGAACATTATGAAAGATACCATTTAGCCATTAAGTCAAATGATAAATGTATATCTTATTCAAATGAAATGCCATTTATTATGCAAGAAGGCGAATTATGGAAATACGCCCATAGAATACCTCATTACGCAGTTAATAACAGTAATGAGGATAGGTGGAACTTAATATTTGATTGTGCTTATTAGCCTAAATAGCAAATAATGTATTCTATAGCCAAACGTAAAGGCAGGCTGATAATACAAAGAAGGCACATACTAGTGACAAACGATACAAATATATGAGCCAATTCATCCATTACTCTGAACGCATATTTGGAAGTGGGTGTGCTTTTAAAAGATCAGTTTTTTCGTGAGCTTTTAATTCTTTTTCTAATTCCATTACTTTAGCTTTTTCTTTTTTCCATTCACGTTCTACAACATAATGTTTGCCTTCTGAACGAATAGAAGGCTTTTCAGCTTTGTAAGTAGGTTTAGTAGCCATATTTTCTTGTTCCTTGTTTATCAATAGTTAATTGTTGTAATCTTGGTTCTTTACCTTCTTCAGCGAACCCAATGTGACACCATCTATCATACTCCAAAATGACTTGATCGTATTGAATACCACTAGAAATAATAGCGTTAACAATGTCCACAGGGCTACCAAAAGCAGGACAAATGATGTCAGCAGCCAATCCCTTAACGTGAGCAGAAGTTGGTTTACTTCCCAACATTCCATTAACAAGTAGGCAACGATAAGCGCTATTAATATGTATAGGATGTCCAAGTAAACGCCTCACACTTTCTAAATTTAATGCTAAAGTCTTTAAATTATTTAAAACCTGTGGATCAGTTGGTGTATTATCAATATGATTACGATCCGCTATTTCTGACGCGTAAAGTTCTTCAAAAGTAAAATGTTCAGTTAAGTTCATTCTTCACTTTTAATAGGAGTTGAATTAAATATCATTTTATCTTTTTGTTGGCTACCATGAGATGACCCAAAATAAAATGAAATAACTTGTTCAGCTTTGGCAGATAAATAACCTATTAATGTTCCAGCCAATACAGAGTCTGCATGAGTCCAACCTGCTAATGTGCAAATAGTAGTTACTATAAATGAAGTAATAACTAAAATAGCAATAAAAGGAACTAATTTAGAAGGTTGTGCAATTTGCATATTACGAGCAGATACTCTGTCTTGAGTTTCTAATTCTGCAAACTTTAATCCTAATGTTTCCTCTTGTTGCTTTAATTCAATTTCAGCCATTTTAACTTGTGCTATTTGGTCAGCAGTTAATTTATTAGATTGAATAACATCATTAACTTCATGAGGTGCAACGCCTAAAGCTTTAGATAAAGCTGTGACTGCTATACCTGCTAATGGGCCACCTAATGCACTAGCAACTGTAGGTGCTATTTGTAATAACCAATTCATTATTTACCTATTTGCGATAATGCTAAACATAATAGTCCAGCACCAATACCTGTAACAATAGCTTCTGTATTAGCGCCACCAAAGTGTGAAGGATGAATAACTAAATCTGCAATAGCTGTTAAAAAACCTGTAATACCTGCAACAACAAATTTATTGTCTTGCATTTTTTGATTACCAAATACAGCAACTGCAACAGCCATAATGCCTGTTAAAAATCCTGTTTTTAAAGCTGTAAGCCAATGACCAATAGTAATAGCTAATACATTGCCTTGAGTCATCATCATAAGACATGACGATGTAGCTTCTACAATCCTACGCCAAAAAATATATAATTTATCTTTCATTATTGAGCTACAGTTGTTGTAGCGCCATGCTCATTAGTTACAGGAGTTGGAGTTGCTACAGGTTGTGCAACTTCTTGTTCTACAACTTCAGGTGCAACTTCAGGTTTGTGATTAATAAATTTTTTAAAGAATGATTTAATCCAATGTAAAAATTTCATATTAATTCCTTATTTTAAAAGATTGCTTATTAGTAATAACATTACTGCGCCAACTGCACCAAGCAAAATTTGTTCTAATCTTTTTAATCTTGCATTGATTGCTTCATATCTTAATGCACAAATTTCTTCGTGTGTGCTTAATCTATGATCTACGTCATCTAAACTATGCTTTACCATGTTACGCTTTCATAATATATGCTAGAGCATAGTAAGGTGGAAGGTTAGCATTAGTGCCACTTGAACCTGTTGAAGCATTTGTGACAGAAACGCCTGTAAATGAGTTTTGTGTTTGTGTAGTTGCTGCAGTAGAGCCTGTGTTAGTGTTTTGTGAAACACCAATTGTGCCACCACCTGTTTGTGATACTGATTCTAAATGGAAGTGACCAGGATCAGTAACTGTTGCAGTATGGGTATGGGTTACTACAATAGCGTCTGTAGAACCGCCTGTTTGCGCTACTGAATAAGCATTACCAGCACCTACAATAAATCTATCTCTTAAGTTAGGTGTGCCGTTTGTTCCGTCACATAAATAAAAACCTGAAGGAATAGAACCAATAGCACCTGACCACATAATAATACAACCGCTAGGAAGTGATGTGCCTGTAACAGATGTTGTGCCTAATATGCCGTAGATATTATCGTATGTTGCAATAACATTATTGCTTGAATCCTCTAAAACTAACTTATATGTATAGCCTGAAGTTAGCCATAATTCGTTAGCTAATCTACCGCTTGTGCCTAATACAATAGGATTAGAATTAGGAATTAAACCGCTACTATCAGCATAAGTAACTAAAGGTGTAGATGATCCAGCTTGATATGTAAAAAGCTGACCGCCTGCTAATGGAAGGCCTACATTGTCTAAAAAGGTTATTCCATTGCCGATTGGGGATAAATTAACTGCCATAGTGTTTTCCTATTTTGGTATTAAGTCTGTAAGTTTTACTTTTTTTTCGTCTTGCTGTTGAGATGATAATGCACCACGAACTGTTTGCGCAGGAACATCTTTTAATCTTGATTCTAGTTGTGGTTTTCTACCCAATCTCATCATTTCTGCTAAATTTTGAACATCTTGCGCTCTTTGACCTGTAGCTAATTTTCTAGCTAATACAGTTCCACCACTTATAATTGGGCCAACAACAGGTAATTGAGCAGCTAATTCGCCTGTAAATATACCACCAACTACGCCTGTAGGTGCAAATCTACCAAAGAATTTAAGCATATTTTGTGTAGAACCACCTTTAGCAGCTTCAGTAATTGCCTTTTGTTCTTCAGGTGTAAACAAACGCATTTTCTTGTCATTTTTAGCCAAGTTGCGTAATTGAGTTGCTAATGAATTTTCTGCGCCTGAAGCTGTAAATTTGCTTTTATCTAGTTCTGCATTAGAAAGCATATCGTCAAATATTTCTGCTTTTTTAAGTTTGTTATATGAAGCCCTTGCATCTTTCCATGCTTCTAAACCTTCTTTGCTACCTGTATTAATATGATCTTTAGGCGCATTTAAAACATAATCATCAAATTTATCTTTTAAAATACTTGCTATTCTTCTAGTTTCAGCGTCTGGACTTTTTTGTTGGCCTTGAATCATTTTTCTAATTGTTTGCAATTCAGTAAAATCTTTAGGAACATCAGTTCTAACCATTTCATTTAAAACAGAATCTATACCAGGAAATCCTTTAGGTGTAAAACCTTCTTGTCTTAATTCATGGCCTGTTCTAAACATTTGGTCTGCAAATTTATTACCATTAAATTGAATACCTGATTCTTTAGCTTTATTAAATAAGTTTTGAGATTCAGCTAGTAATTCTTCATGTGATATTGTTTCTGCTGCACGTTTAGTTGTTCTTAATCCTGCTAAACCACCAGCGCCTGCGCCAGCTGCTATTGATAGAATTGGATTGCCTGTTTCGTCATATACATATTGAGATGCACCGCCAACAGGTGCAGCCATGCCTAATTGTAAGCCTGGTCTTTCAGATAATGATTTTGCAACGCCACGAGTTACAGGTGATTTAGCTGTTTCTGCTAATTTTTGTGCAGCACTTATTTCTGCTGTAGTTCCACCTAAAGAACTACCAATAGCTTGTGCTACTCTTTCGCCTTCTGTTTCAGGGCCTTTAACGCCAGGTGTTAAATATTTAGCTGCAATTTCACTTGGCATACCTAAATGTGTGCCAATTGTTCTATTTAATGTGCTATTAATTAAATCTGCAAAAGGTAATGCAACAGTTCCTGCTACAGCACCAGGAACACCACCTAAAGCAAAACCTGCAGTTGTAGACGCTAAACTAGGCGTAGCGCCACGAATCATTAACTCGCCATATCTTTCAGCTTTTTTAGCAATATTTTTAGTGCGCTTCCACCATTCACCTTTTAATGTAGCAGTTTCAGGTTCTACATAAGGTTTAGAATTAAGCACTAAATCATTAATGTCATGTTCTTCAACATTAGATGGTTCGCCACCCAAGCTTAAAACTAAATCATTAATGTTTTGGCCTTCATCCTTACCTACGTTAATTGTAGGCGTTTGTAATGTGATTTTATCTGCCATTATTGATTGCCGTTAACAAGTCTTAATAAGTTTACACGTCTGTCTAATAAGCTTTGTTTTTGCTCTTTTGTCATGCCTGTTAATAGTTTATTTAATTCATTTTTATCTTGATCGTCAATTTGAACTTTATTTGGATTCTCACCTGTTAATGAGATAAATTTCATTAATGTAGGATCATTAGAATACTGTGCAAATTGTGATTTAAAGTTATTTACTGCATTTAAATTAGGATTCATTGGGTTGCCACCATTTCTAATAATGCCTCTAGATAATAAATCTTGAGTTGTTATTTGTGTAGCTTTTTCGTTTCTTATTAAATCTAACAAAGCATCTTTTTTAAGGTTAATGCTTCCGTAAGCAGTATGTTTACTTTGTAAATCCATTTGTGAACTAGGATTTTGGTTTTGAATACGTTGTTCAAGATATTTAGCTAACTCTTGTTCTTTTGGAGTTAATGATTCTTGACCTGTTTTACCTGCAAAATAATTAGTAATTGGACCTGTATCAACTGTTGGGTCTTTTAATAATTTAATAATGTTATCTGTAACTAATTTTTTAGTAGGTAAATGACCTGCTTTGCTACTAGGATTGTTTTGCATATCAACAGAGCCTAAATAAGCATTTTGAGAATCTTCTAATTGACCTTTTTGTAACATACTAGGATTTGCAGGTGTTTGACCACTTACTGCGCCAGGCATATTTTGACCAGGTGCAGCCATACCGCCACCACCTTGACCACCGCCTGCAACATTAACTGCGCCTGTGCCAGGTGTAACGCCAACAATTTGACCAAGTTGATTAGTTGTGTATTGAGGATTAATAAGGGCTGCTTCACCTGTAGCGCCTGTGCTTGCTCTAGTTGAATTAATTAAACCTTGAATAATGCCTTGTGGATTAGAATTGGCTATTTGAATGTATGGTGCTACAAAAGCCTCTGCTTCTGTTTCGTCAATACCTCTTTTTACTGCACGTTTTTTAGCTTCAATTAAAGCTTGTAATGCTTTTTGTTTGCCTTCAGGAGTATTTTGTGCATTTCTAACACGAGGATCAGTAGCTACAGAATTAATTTCATCGTAAACAATTTGAGCCTTTTTATTTTCAAAACCTAATTTTGCTTCTTTGGCTCTTGTTTCTTCTTCTACTACTTTAGGTTCTAATGTTCTTTTAGCTAGTTCTGTTTCAGCTTGTGCTTTTTGAACTTCTAAAGGATTTAATTGTTGTTTTTGTTTGTAAGCTTGTGCAGCACCAGCAATATTTAACATATCGCCAAGGCTCATTGCTTGTGGTCCTTTTACACCTAAAGATATTGAAGGGTCGATATTAAAAGCCATAATAAGTCCTTATCCGAATATTGTGCTTGAACTAGAAGGGCCAAGCAAACTACTTAACATAATTGCATTACCTATATTTGAAGCGCCTGTGCTATAAGCATTAGCTGCACCAATTGTTCCTGCGGCTTGTGCGGCTGCACCACCTGTAGCCAAGTTAGCAGTATTAGTTCCATAATTTGTAGCCAATGTATTAGATTGACTTTGAGCAGTTTGTCCTAATCCTGCAATAGAAGCTAATGTATTATAAATATTACCGCGTTGTGCTTGATAATTATTAAATGCGTTTTGATAAGCATTACCTGCAAAGTTTTGAGTATAGTCTTGCATGGCTTTTAAAGTGTTGCCACCAACTAAACCACCTGTTGCATTGTATTGATTAGCTAATGCTTGTTGACCTTGACCTAATTGGAAAGCATAGTTAGGTGCTAAATTAGCGTTTAAGTCTTTATTGCTAAATTGATTAGTTAAATAACCTGAACCTACACCTGTTCCAATAGGATTACCACTAGCGTCAAATTGTGTATATTGACCTGAACCTAATTGACCGATTTGATTTAAAGCGCCATAACCTGTAGCTCTTGCTGGAGCTAATTGTTGGTTTTGTGTATTAAATATTTGGGCTTGTAATTGTTGTTGACCTTGTGCGGCTGCGGCTTGAATTTTTGCTGCGTTTTGTGCAGCATTAGCACCTAATAAAGAACTACCAATATTGGCTGCAGTTAAAGCGCTTGTAGGGGATATTTTACCAATTAGGCTACCTGCACCTGCAACTGAAGGTAAAGCGCCTTGTGCGGCCATATTAAGCGTTCCACCGCCATTCATAATGCCTTGAACAACTGAACCGTCAATACCGCCTGCAGCTTGACCGATAAATCCTAAAGCTTGATCTGTTGTATAACCTGCTGATGTGTAAGCGTTAACTGCTTGTTGGATTTGATTTGCATCCATAACTCCACCTGCAGCGCCTGCAGCACTTGATGTTCCGCTACCTAAAATAGATGGGTCATAACCTAAAGAACCAGCAATACCGCCACCGATACCACCAGTTACTGCGCCCATTAGTGGATCACCACCTGTTACGCCACTAATAACAGCACCAGTTACAGCCGATCCAATAACGTCAGTTGCTACCGCTCCTAACGCATCACCAGCTACTGCAGCTACAGCAGAAACACCCATAATTTAGTCCTTTATAATTTTACCTACGATTACATCTTCATCTACATACCCAAGTCTATGCAAGAGTATTCTAAAATCTTTGTTAAACTTAATATGCCAAAGAATCTTGTCTACTTTTTTATCTAATAAAAACTTTTCTGAAGCTTTTATTAATTTTATTCCTGTAGTTCCCCTACGATAATCAGGATGCAAATACAGTAAATCATTGTTAGCATATTTAGTTGACTTGTAATGTAAATGGTTAGTAATAAAAAATATTGAATAACCTACTAATTTACCTTCATCTCTAGCTGTAACTATGGTTAACACGCCAGTATCGCATAGATTTTTATATCTATCCCAATCAGGGTCTAAAGGTATTACATCTTTATCAACTGCTATTTCATCGTAATGAAGTTTAATTAATTCTTTAATATCTTCATTTACTTGAGAATACTTCTCAATATCAAATTTAATCATTCAATTGCTCCATTCAATTGTTAAAGCCTTATTTATTGATTGTAATAAGGCACTTTCACTTGTTGACCATTTACAGTCATATTAATAAATCCAGCAGGTTTTGCTGGTAAATTTGCAGTTCCTGTTGTTGCTGTAGTAGAACTTGTAAAATTAATCAAATTTAAAAAATATTGTTGCCATGCACGAGTGGGTCTTTTGGTGGTTGCATCCAAAAATTCAGCCTGTGGATATGGGTTATTTTGATTTGAACTCCAAATTCCGCCAGCCATTAATTTTCCCCTTCTTGCGCTTTCAGATTAGCTGATATTATAACTGCATTTACAGGGTCTGTAACTACAACCTCAAAAACTCTATCTCTAGACCAACCTAATCTACGCCAAATAGCACGATTTTTATATTTACCTAATTGACCTATTTTAACCCAATGTTCATTTGACCATGTAGAACCACCGTCATTAGACCAACGTAGCATAGCTTGTGGGTTAGTTGTAGTGGTTAATTGACCAATTTGATTACTTACACCTAAAATTAATACTTCAGTAGGATCAATGTTTAATGTAGCCGTAGCTTGAATATAATATGGTGAGCCTACAAAAACACCTTCTGTTGCAGAGGATAAACCTGTAGTTCCTACGCCTGGTTGGAATTGAATCTGTAATTCTTCCAAATATTGACGTTGTAAATCAGTCACAATATGTGGTGCGCGTCTTAATCTACGGATATTTTGACCGTTATCAGTATAGTTTGTTGAGTCTAATTGATAGATTTGACCATTAGAATGATCGCCTACTAATACTTGACCTTGGAATAAACTAGCGCAATTACCACGATGTCTATGATAGATATTATTATTGTCAACCCATAGCCATTTATGCCACATTTCAGTTGCAACGTCATAAGCCCATGTTAAATCTAATGTTGGAAAAGATACGACATATACTTCATGGCC